ACGGTTACAGTTCTTGCACCAGTACCTGCTACTGTATCATCAGTAGAAGAGCTAGATATATAAAGAACTGAAGCTGAACTTAAATATGAATATAAACCACCTTGAAGCCATACGGTTGCTAAATTGGTGTCTACAGAAGAATTAAAGCCAAACTTGTGTACGCTTTCGTGAAAGCTTATTTGACCCCTTGCTACTTGTAATTCAAAAGGCTCACTTGTACCAACTCTAGATATTGATGAAACTTCTTGTGCCATTAATAATCCCCCCAAATTTTAGTTTTAGTGCCACCATGATACTCTACTGCGTGACCTTCTTTAATAAGCATTTGGCAAATATCTTTACCATCTTCAGTATATGGTATACCAAGTATACGACCATACTTACCTTTACCTAAAGATTTAACTTTAAATTTACCTGTGCAAAGTTCTTTTAATCTTTCTTTAGCAGCAAGTCCTAATACTTTTTCTGCTTTATCTCTTGTTCTTGATTCAGGTGTATCTATACCTGCTAATCTAACACGTTGTTTATGTAGTTTTACATCAAAACCCAAATCTAAACAACAATCAAAAGTATCGCCGTCTACAATACGTTCTAATGTTGCATTATATATAAATGCTTCTGGTGCCTTTTTAGCCATTTAACACTTCCATCTTCTTCTTGCTTGTCTAATTCTTGAATTAGGGTCGTTCCTAGTTTTAGCTGAACTTCTTTTAAGTTGTCCTAAAGACCTTGCACAATAAGATTTACGTCTTTTTGCAGCTTTACTTCCTTTTTTAACTTTACCTGTTACAGCACCTTTTAATTTACTACCAGGATTAGCTTTTCTATAAGCTCTAATACCTTTTTTAGTCATACCCGCCCCAGCTTTTGTAGGTCGGTAATTACCACCTTTTCCTGTAGTTCTTTTTATGGCTTTAGCTTTTTTCCTAGGCATTATTTCTTTTTCCTAGTAACTTTTTTCTTAGTAGTTTTTCTAGAACGCTTTATCGCTTTATCGCTAACCGTTCCTTTTCCTGGTCTACTTGTTCCAGCTTTTTTCCTTTTGTTTATGTTATACCACAGTCCTTTTTTAACACGTCTACCGTCTTTAGTAGTGTGGTACTTACTACTTGATTTTTTCTTTGCTGCCATAATTAATCCTCGTATAAATTATTAAAAGTTATAGAAGGGTCTAAATAACTTTCGTGTCCTTCTGCAGAGTGCGTATGTTGTGATGGAACAAAATCTGGTGCACCTTCACCTGTTACCCATAATGCAGGACTAGTCGCTCTTACTCTATTATTAGGTAAAGCAACTATGTTACCTTTCCATTTACAATCTTCTGTTATATATAACACATGAGATTGTTTATGTTGTGCAGGACAATCAGCAATAGCGTTATTTGTATAATCTACTGTAAACATATATCTACCAGTATAAAACTTTCCGTCAATTTTGCAAAGCCATGGAGAAGAACTAACTCTATCCATTACTATAACTGAATGGTCTCTAGATTCACAATCCCAAGGCTGACATAAATGGTCTTCCATCGGCTCAGCCCATTCTTCTACAGGAATATCAGCTATTAATGCTTGTATTGGCATACGTGCCCACATTGCACCGCCATGAATATTCCCTTCTTCCCAATCATCGTATTCAGTTTCACAACCTGTAAAAACAACTTGGAAGCTTAATGACCTATCAGGAATGGTATTTACAGCAAAAGCTATAGCGTGAAGAAACTCACCATGATACTTAGAGTGATTAGCTGTAAATTCTCTACGCACCCAACATTTAAAGTGCGGAATATTACTTATAAGATGAGGCACTACTTCTTCTTAGAAGTTTTTCTTTTCATTGTTCTTTTCTTAGAACCGCCCTTCTTTTTATATTTAGAGCTTTTTATTTTACCACCCCTTTTATATCCTTTTGAAGTTTTCATATTATTTTCCTTTTAATACTCTATCTCTTAACCTAGTCGCACGAGGTCCTACTTGCGTAGCCCAACGACTATCCATCATTTCAACTGCAGCAGTTTCCCAATCATGTTTTTCCATTGCAGCTAAAAATTTTTTAAATTTTAGTAATCTTGTTATCCCTAAATTAAAACACATATTCGCTAATACTCTTTGAATATCTTCTGGAAGATGTATCCACCATTGAAGGTTTCTATCTAATTCTGTAGTTACTATATTTATATCTTTTTCAAAACATTCTTTTATACGTTCTTCTGATACAGGTGTATCTACTTCTTTACCATGTTCGGGGTCTGTTTCTAAAATTAAATGACCGATACCGAATGTTGGATAACCTAAATGGTCTAAATAAATTTTATCCACACAACCTTCATCAAAAGTTAATTCTTCTCTTAATTTATCTATATTCATCGTATTGGGACTATTGTCGCTCCGTTTGTTTGTATCGTTACTTTGCCCAAAGTTGTTGTTCCTTGAACACCATTTTCTTCCCCACTGTATAAATCTATCCATTCAACACCATTCCATAATTGTAACTGGTCTGTACTTAGATTATAAATTATATCGCCTTTATTAAATTTATTTAAATTTCTTTGTGTCTCATTGACTGACAAAGTAGCGTCTATATCTTTAGAATTTAAAGATAATTCTAATATACGAACTAATCTGTTAAATATTTCAGGATTTAAAGGACCAACCGCTGTAGGCAGTTTAGTTTCTAATAATTTAGCCACTATCGTTTACCATCAGGTTTTACATCTAAACGTGTAGCCCCTAACCTAAACCCCATACCTGTAACTGAAGTATCATCGTCGTTAGATTGAACTCTTAGAACAACCTGTCTAGCTCTTAAACGGGTGTCTATTTTAGTTGTATTAGAAAAACATGAAGCCGTAGTTACCGTTGTTAAATCTTCTCCAGGAAAATCTCTTTTCTTTAAAACAAAATCTAGTTGTTGTCCTGCACTTCCAGTAGAACCACTGCCAACAAAATTAACGTCTGGGATAATTCTACTAACCGAAGAAAATACTTCTCCTGCAGGTTCAATATCAAAATCGCTAGATTCAATAAAAACATTCTCCATAGCAACACCATCATTGTCATTACCTGTTTCATGGTTATAAAGATATCCAGTAGTTGATGTTGTGTATGTAGCTAATGGTTTTTCAAAAATACCCTCATCCAACCATGCGTTTCTTGATAATTGCCCTAAAGACCATACATTTTCATCATAGTTATACACAACGTATCTATCAATAATTGACTGATTAACAGAACAATAAAACCAACCAACTTCATTAAAAGCTTTATTAGAAAAACCGAATATTTGAAAACCCTGTGTATCATTTATATCATTAAACACGTATTCTTGAACACTACATGGTAAAGTTTGTACTTGACCTGAATAAATATAAAAACCTTTTTTATCCATCCAAAAAACACCTTTTGGTGTATTCACAGCTGCATGGGGACCTACTAAACCAACACCTTCATTTACTAAATTTAATCCAAAAGTAAAAGGCTGACCAATAAAAGTTAAAGAATATAACGCTGTATCTGTCCATATAAGTGTTTCTTGTCTAGCTCTTATCCCACCAATAATAGAAGAACCTGCTGATAGTCGCAAAGAACCTGCAGTATTTGTAGATAAGGGTTCCCATTCTGTAATATTTTCTTGGTCACTAAAAGCTATAAGCATGGGGTCTATGGTACCTGTTCTACTAGAGTTTTCTATAGGGTCTGCTCCTAAACAAATAACGTGTCTATCTATATCACTTACAAGAACTTGTAATGCTTTTGTTGGTGGTAAATTTGCACCTGATAAATCTGATAGTAATACTGCTCTATTAGAGGTACCTCCACTAGAATCCCAATAATAAACACCACCGTTACGAACGTTAAAAACTAAATCTTCACCAAAATTATCGTGTGAATAAGTTCGTAATTGGTTAGTATCGCTTAAAGCAGTAACGCTACCAAAAGTTCCTGTTCCCCAAGAACCTGCACCCCAACCACTTGATGGAATATAAACATCTAGTCCTACATTAATTTGATATTCTCCATCTACACCTGAACCTCCATTACCTGTATCAGAAGAATTAGCTGTAACAGTAACTCCAGAAGTATCTTTTGCTTCAATAGTGTAGGTATTTGAATCTACTATAGTTGCTATTTGATATTCTTGATTAAGAACAGCAGCTGTTATATTTCCGCCTAAAGATACGGCACCACTTATAGTAACGAAATCGTTTTGGACAGCACCATGAGAAGAATCAGTTACAGTTAAAGTAGCGTCACCATTTGTTGCTGAAAATGTAATACTGTTTATTGATGATTTCCGTATAGGAGTAATATCGTTGTAAGATGTTCCTTCTAATACGTAATATTTTTGTGTCGCTCCTAAACCTATATATTTTGTGCTATCTAAAGCGACCCATGCATGTAATGCACGTCCTCTAGATATAAAAGAACTATTGGAATATTTTACCCAACCTCCGATTTTTTCAGGTAAGCCTTTACGGAAACGCACAAGATTACCATCAAACCAACCACCTTCGTTTGTATATGCTGTTAGTTCTTTATTAATTCCTGGTTTAAATAAAAGCTTTTGAAGAGGCACGTGATCCCCCTATAAAAACTTGGTAAGGATAATAGAACCTACTATAAAAGGGTACATGCCCCAAAGAAGCATTTCTAATCTTTTAAATTTTGCAGAGCCTTCGTCAAGACGTTTTTCAATATATTCGTAACGAATAGCACATTCTCTTTCATGTGCGTTAAGCTCTGCTAATGCATCTTTTACAGTAGGCATTATTTATCTTTAGCCTTACCTATGTTTAAAGCTAATAAATCTATAAATTTATAGAGTTTACCAATCCATTCATCATCTTTAGGTGTTGGCGTACTTGCTGCTATAATTGAAGATACTGTTACTATTGTAGTTACCCACATTATTATATCTGCCATTTATTTCTCCTGTTTTTTATCTAGGACTTTATCTGCTTCTTCTTTTGTTGAAGCTATAAAAGTGTTTTCAAAAACAGTTAGGGCTGCTTGTATTTGGTCTAAATCGAATTGGATTTTAGCTTTTTTATTTCTCAAATCAGTTATTTGATTAGCCAAATATTTTTGCTCCTCAGTCATTTCTGTTTCTAGAATTTCGTTATCGCCAATGACGGCTTTATTTTCTTCTTGCATTAGTGCACCTCCTAAGGTGATGTTTTATTAAAATTAACTATTTGAACTAATATACGCATTACCTGTAGCAATAGCATTAGTACAATCAGTTTTTTTGCTACTAGATGAACCTACTACGTTAGGTGTATCGTCATCACTATCAACAGGTGCGTACGCTAAAATGATTTCCAAATGGTCTACGTTTCTTTGTACGAGTTCGTTGATGTCTGATTGCTCCATACCTTCAACATTCCAAGTTCCAGCGTTTACACCATTGATAAGGTTTACGCTATCTGTTGCTGCTGTTAAGACTTCGCTTACTGTTTGTGCCATATTATTCTCCTTGTTATCCTTCTAGGGTTTCTATTCTTGATTTTAAATCGTCTATTATTGTTTGTTGTTCTTGTATAGCTTTTACTAGTATTGGTATAAATTTACTGTACTGTAATCCCATTTGTTTACCATCACTTGTATG